CTTATGAAGCTACCGACCAAGGCGGCGGCGCCTCTGTTGATTTAGGTAACCCAAGTGACTCTGGTGTTGATATTAGCTCTCTTCTTGGTGGCGCTTCACAAGTATGGGACCAAATGAATAGGAAAAGAAATGGGTAGTAATGTTGTAGTTAAATCAAAAGAGTGCCGCGGCAATCACGAAAGAATGATTAGACGTTTTATTAAAAAATGTAAAAAAGAGAGAATAATCGAAGAGTACAAAGATAGGCGAAGATACAAAAAGCCTTCTGAAAAAAAGCGTGATAAAAGAGCCCGGGCCCAACGAGAAAGAAAAAGACAGGAATTGAAAAGACAAAGACTGTTAGAAAAACGTAGTAGAAGAAAAAATTAGATACTATTTACTACGAATGATATAAATTTTGGAGAATTAAGATGTCAAATTGGAAAGACCCTTCTTGGGCAATGCGGGTGGGAATCAACCATGTTCCTGCTTTTCAAACTAGCGGCCGCCCTTTTGCATCGGGAGGTATTGATGCCACTTTTGATCAGTGTGTTGTCAACTTTCCTTATGTCACAAGATGGATTCAGGTTATTAATGATGGCTCAGGCTCAGTAAAGGTTGGTTTTGGACCAAACGCCTTCCTTCCTGATAATAAAAACTTTTTTATTGTGCCCTCTGGTTCGGCTTCGGAGCGCATGGAAGTAAAGGTAAATAGAATTTATGTAAAGGGTGGTGATAATGTCACGCTTACTCCAAGTGAGTCCCCAATTTCTGTTGTTGCTGGTCTTACAAGTATTGAAACAAACCGGGTTGACTTTCCTACTGGCTCTAAGGATCAGTGGCATTTGGATCAAAACGCAATTAGCTGGTCAGGTTCATATAACGGAGTCGGCTAATATATGTCAAGATTTGGATGGGCATATGTAAACTGCACCGAAGGTGGCTCTACTACTAACTCTGATGGTGTTACCGGCTCTGTCATGTTTATGACTGGAGCCGGCGGTATATCTGGATCCGACTTTTTCATGTATAATTTTGATGGCTCTGTTCCCGGTGCTGGGGGCACAACTAGCAGTCTCATCCTGACCGGTACGTTCTTTATCTCCGGTGCAATCTCCGCTAGTAGCTATCATTTCGAAGATATAACTAGGATTGAAGCAAGTGGCTCAACAAGGTTTGGTAATACAAATGACGACCAACATGTCAGAACGGGTAGCTTAACAATTGGTCGAACAAACGTTGTTACATTTCATGTAGATTCAGAAAATAGACAAATCAGCATGCCGCATGGTGTCAAATACGGATACACCACTGTTTCGGGTGGTACAGGCGTGATAACTTACGCCTCATCTTCTAACACAAATCACATTATAGGTGTGAAGGGGCAATGCCCAGTTGAAATCAGATTACACTCTGCTGCTGATTCAGTCGGTGTCGCTATGACGGGCTCGGTACTAGTAATTAAAGATGAATTTACAGGTGAGCGCATGCCAATTGACGGAGTTCCTGCCTCAATTGTTCTGTCTGGATCCGGTGGAGAAACAATTGATGGCGAGCAGTATTACGAAATGACAGGTACAATGACTGCAATATCTGTTTATTCTAATGGCTCTAATTGGTTTGTCTTCTAATTATAATTGTATAATTATATTAGAGGGCTGATGTAGATGGGATACAATGTCTTATCGGGAAACGTATTACTTCCCGGTCAATTGCTGGCTGATGGGCAAGTTTCTTCTAGTGCTTTTGTAGGTGACGGCAAAGAGTTAGAGCATGTTTTAAAAATTACATCTAATCCAGATCAATATAATTTAACAACTATTGGAGCAGATGCTTATAAATTAACTGGCGAATCAAATCTTACATTTAATGGCGGTACAAACACGCTGACCGTTACAGGTGAAATTTCAGCTAGTGTCGGAATATCATCATCGTTTTTTATTGGAGATGGTAGGTTTTTGACGAATGTGCCTGTTAGGGGTGGGATATTCAATGAATTAACTAACAACCTAGCAGCGACCACAAGCAGTATTGCTGTTGGCGGAAGTACAGCCCCTGACCATGCTGTTGCCGTTAGTGGTGCAATGTCAGCCAGCTTAAATGTTTCTGCCTCTGGATTTGTGGGCGGCAGATTACATATATCAGGTGCGGTTGTTTATCATCACAAAACTTCAACCGCAACTATGACTGCTTCAGTGGATGATTTTTATATTGGAATGGATTCAACAGCAGGTGCTATAGAACTAAGATTGCCTGATGCCGCTGTTTTGACAGACGGTCATACTTACATAATTAAAGATGAGGGTGGCGAAGCAGGTACGAATAATATAACAATTTTAGCCTCTGGATCTCAAACAATCGACGGTGAAAATTCACTAGTTTTGGAGTCGTCTTATGCATCTCTTTCGCTTTATTGTAATGGCTTCGATCGGTACTATGTTTACTGAGTAATTTTGCACCTATTTATGAGCAACAGGCATCTTGTGTGTCTGTTTAAACTATTTAAAAATCAATTTTATATGGAGGGTTTTATAAATGGCTTATAAATTTCAATTTGGTACCACCAAACTCAGCGGTTCAACGACATTCGAAGAAGCGCTAGTTGGTGAGTCCACAATCTCAGGTTCAGGAAGACTTTCTGGTAAAGAACTTATTCTTGACGCTGCAGGTGTTATTGGTACTAGCGCTGACGCTGATCTCATAACACTTACCACCGACAAAGTTACTGTTGCCGGTGATCTTTCAGCCTCTATTGATCTTCAGGCTGAATCTGTTGTAATTAAACAAAATGGTAGACTTGGTGTCCGAGGCGACATCGACCTTATAACGCTTTCCCCTAACAACGTTGTGGTTGCTGGTGCTCTTTCAGGCTCTGGCGCTGGCTCTATTGGCGGTGCTCTTAAGGTTGGTGCTGGAACAAGTGGTGTTATCGGAATCGAAGATGATTCAGATCTCTTAACTTTGTCAGCAGATCTTCTTACGGTCGCTGGTGGCGTCAAAGGCACTACGCTTTCTGGCTCTAGCACTTTAAGTGTTGTTGGAGCTTCTACATTCGGTCCCGGCGAACTCGCTAAGATTTCTGCTGCCGGTGTTTTCTCAGGTTCTGGTGTTTCTACACTTAGTGGCCTGACTGCTGACGCAGTTACAGTCGGCACTGCTACAATTAGTGGTGGTACTCTTTCAGGCTCAGTTGTTTCTGGTGCTGCTGGTCACTTCCTTGACCTTTTTGCTGGCGACCTTACCGTCGACGGTGCATTCGCTGCATCAACTCTTTCAGCTTCTCTCGGTATTACCGGTAGCTCGTTAGAGATCTACGCTGAAGGCGGTGGCGGAGTGCCATTCTTCGAAGCACAGAACGGTATCCTTTCTGCTTCTGGTGTCTCCACACTTTACAGTGTAACTTCTGATGCACTTATTGCTCAAACTGCTGACATTAATGGGGGTACTCTTGATGACGTTATTATTGGTGGATCTAACACAGCTTCTGCTAAGTTCACAACTCTTTCAGCTTCAAGCACTTTAAACGTTGTTGGTGCTTCTAACTTTGGTCCTGAAAACAAGGTTCAGATCTCTGCTGCTGGTGTTGTTTCTGGTTCTGGCGACTCGACACTTCACAAGTTGTCCTCTAACCAGCTTGTCTATGGCTCCGCTTCTCTTAACGGACCACAGTACATTAACAAGTTGGCTACTTCGGTCGACGAGATCATGGGCTTAACCACTGGTAGTATTCTCTACCACGATGAAGCGACTGGCTTACAGAAGCTTGGTTCATTCTCAAGCTATGCTTTGGCTCTTGCGGGTACAGGTATTACTGCTACTGACGGTGTTCTTTCTGTTGATACCACCGGTGGTGACAGTGTTTCTGCTACTCACATCCCAGAAGCTGCCTATGGTAACCATACGCTTACTGTTGGACTTAACTTCATGACTGTGGCAGCAACTGGCTCTTGTAGCTTCTTGCTTCCTTCCGGCTCTGCTGGTGATGTTGTCATTGTTAAGACAGCTGCTGATGTTAGCTCAACTAACTTCGTTAAAATCTCATCTTCTGTTGCTACTGGCGACGAAATTGATGGTTTCTCTGAAGCACGTATCGAATCACCATTCGGTGCTGTATCGTTGATTTACTCTAACTCTGATGGCAAGTGGGTCATCTACTAGGCCGAGATTGTTTTACAATTTCTTTTTTGGATGTCTCCCGAAAGGGGGGCATCCTTTTTTTTGTACTATTTAATGTGAGGAACATAAAAATATGGCTTATAACATCATCAAAGGTAAAGTAGAGTTCTCCAACTCAACAACCGGCTCAGTCGAAAGTTTAGTAGATATCTGGAGAAATCAAACAATTGGAGGCACTAAAACTTTTACTAGTAACATTACATCTAGTGGTTACTGGGATTCAACTCGCAATGCAAAATTAGAACCTTTATCTACATTGATTGCCGCTGACGGAGCGGATCGGGTCTTAACTTCTGATGGCGACGGAACGCTCACAGCTGAGTCAAGTGTGACTATTACGACGGCTGCTAGTGCTACAAGCTTAAGCGTGGATGGCCATATAACCGGCTCAACTTTCTCTGGCTCTGCTCATGGTTTAACCGGAATTATATTAAATAAAGATCATCTTGCAACAATTAATTACGATGGCTTGGCCAACAGATTATCAGCATCAAATATTGTTTTGGGTCTTGGTATTTCTAGTAGCGTTGATCCCGCCGGCCTTGGTCATGGTTCTGAATTACAGGTTACCGGCGGTCAAGGTATTGCTGTTGACACAGAAGGTGTCCGTGTTTTGACCGCTTCAAATGGTGGATTAGCATTCACAGGTTTAACTTTACAGGTGGATGCTTCTAAGACTTCAAACAAAGGCGGAGGTCCATCTAACAATGATGCATTTATAATTGCTGACTCCGGTGACAGCAGTGCAATTAAGAATCTAACATATAGTCAAATTAAAACAGCAATTACTGATAGTATCTCATCGGCGGCTATCACAAGTTATACTAACAGCGGCAACGATAGGCTCGTGACGTCAGTAAACAGCACAACTGTTAATGGTGAAGCAAATCTTACTTTTGATGGTAGCGTTCTTTCTGTAAGTGGAAATTTAAGTGTTAGTGGTGCCACCGATACACCTACGTTATTTGTAAAACCGGGTGGTGCTAGTTTTGGTAAAGTAGGTATTAATAACGATGATCTGGGTGTTACACTGACGGTTACAGACAATGGTGCGCCAGCCACACTTGGATTACATAGAACATCTTCAGCTTTCTATATTGATGGAGATGATATCGGTGATGTTGCCTTTGTTGGTTCTGCACTTGGAGAAGTTTTATCGGTTTCGTCCAGAATCAGAGTCGAAGCCGACGGTTCAGAGTGGAACAATGAATCATATCCAACTCGTATGTCATTTTGGACAACCTTAACAGGAACCTCTACACCCGTACAACACATGGTAATTAACAATTCTGGTAATGTTGGTATTGGTATAACTGGCTCTGCTCCAAATAGTAAACTGCACCTCTCTGGCAATTTAACAATACAAGCAACAAATCCAAATATACATTTTAGTAGTAGTACTGGTGAAGATTTAGCTGAAATTGGTGTCAACGACTCTGATAATATTTTAATTCAAAACAACACTACAAATAAACACATTGTGTTTAAGACCAATGACGCTGGTTCAATGAAAGAGGGTCTTCGGATTGATGGTGCTGTGCCGGAAGTTGTTGTTAACCAAGGCTCGGATTCATTGATTGATTTCCGTGTAGAGAGTAATAACAATACTCACATGCTTATGGTTGATGGTTCCGGTGATAAAGTTGGTATTAATGTCGACGTACCAACACATACATTGACTGTGGTTGGTGACGCCTCGATATCTGGCCATTTAACTGCTTCCGTAGGTTTGGTTGTTACTGGTTCGTCGTTGGTAAGTGGTTCTGTGAGAACAAGTTATAAACTCAGAGAATCAGCAGGATCTTATAATGTTCCAGAAGATACAAGTGTTATAGTATTTAATAACGGCTCATCGCACACAGCGGTCCTGCCACCAATTACAAATATAAACGATGGGATACAATATTATTTTAAAAACATCGGATCTGGCGGTGTAACAATTACTGGCTCGACAATAGCTGCAGCAGGAAATGAACAATTTATTGATGGCCAGCAAACATTTGCAATCACGCAGGGTGAAGCTGTAAAACTTATAGGCTTCAAACTTCTTGGCGCATTTGAGTGGGCGGTATTATCTTTTAGAGACGTATAATAATATTAAAAATGGTTTTTGTAAATAAAGCACACTATTTACAGTGAATTACTGTTTTATAGGAGTTTATTACATGTCATCTTTACTTGAGCAAGCATTCGTAGATGCTAAGGCACTTAAGGAGGCAGCCTTGAAAAATGCCGAGGCTACGATTGTCGAAAAGTATTCGACTGAGGTTAAAGAAACCTTAGAAAAAATTCTTGAACAAGATGGATTAGAATTAGGCGCAGGCCCCCCTGATATGGGCGCCTCAATGGGCGCTGCTCCTGCTGGAGATGCTGCTGAAGATGTTCCTCTTGGTGCTGCTGAGGGTGAAGATTTGTGTCCTTGCGATGAAGAAGGTGAAGAATCAGAAATTAAAATTAATTTTGATGAGTTAGCAGAAACTCTGAATAGACTTGAAGAAGAATTAGAAATGTCTACTCTTGACGAAGATGATGAAATTGATCTTAATGAAGAAGATTTAACCGCTCTTGCTGAAGATGATGATGTCAAGGGTGAAGAAGGCGAAAGCCCCGTAGAGGCCGCAGCCGATCAAGATGAAGAGGCTATGAAGGGCATGGAAGAAAGCATGAACCTTGATTCACTCGTAGATGCAATTATGGAAAAACTGTCTTTAGATGAAGAAGAAGATCTTGAAGAAGCTAAAGACGGTTCCGATGGCAAATACGATGATGGCGATGGTAAAGCTGAAAAATGCGATTACGTAGACTGTGAAGGTGACGGTGAGAAAAAAGATGATAAGGACAAAGACGATTCTAAGAAAGAATCAATTGACGCTGACTCACTTGTAGACGCTATCATGGAAAAACTTACTGTAGATATGGGCGCTGATCTTGCCGGCTGGGCCGGTAGACGTGCCGAAGACAAAAAATATGAGATGGAGAAGGAACTCGCGTCACGTAGATCCACTCAATCACAAGATGCTCACTTGGAAGAGGAAGAGACTGACACATCAGCCACCGACACCAAGACTGAGCTAGACGATTTGAAACAAGCTCAAGAAGAGTTGGTTTTCGAAAATAACCAACTCAAAGAGAAACTTCAAAACTACGCAAACGTAGTTGAGCAATTAAAAGAAAGCGTCACTGACGTTAATCTTTCTAATGCTCGTTTATTATACACGAACCGTGTGTTAAGAAATACCTCCTTAAATGAGCGGCAAAAACAAAAGATTGCCGAAGCGATTTCTAAAGCTGGTTCTGTTCCGGAAGCAAAGACAATTTTTGAAACGCTTCAAAGCACAGTGGAGTCAACGCCTAAGCGTGGACCACAATCACTGAGCGAAACGATCAACCGTCGTTCTTCCATTCTTCGTGCTAGCAGCCGCAGTGAGGCGAAACCCGTCGATCCGCTGTCTGATAGAATGAAGAAACTAGCAGGTATTAATTAATATAAGGAGAAATTAAAAATGGCTGGTATTATTGAAAGATTGACCGAAGGTGTTGTCAATCGTGATATGCGTGCCGAAGGTCACGCCCTACTGTCAAAGTGGGAAAAGACCGGACTCTTAGAGGGTCTCGATAACGAGCGTTCCAAAAACGGTATGGCTCGTCTTCTTGAGAACCAAGCTAAGGAGCTTCTTCGCGAAGCAAGCGCAATGAACGCTGGAGATGTACAAGGTTTCGCATCTGTCGCATTCCCTATCGTTCGTCGTGTATTCGCAGGCTTGATCGCAAACGATCTTGTTTCTGTTCAACCCATGAGCCTCCCAAGTGGACTCATCTTCTTCCTTGACTTTACGTTCTCGGGAGATCTCGGTGTTGGTTCTCAAGACGGTAAGTTTGGAAACCTTGCTGGACAGTCCATTTATGGTACTGATCGTGTTGGTGCTGCAATCACTGGTGGTGTCGATCTTGTAAGTGCTGCTGGTGCTGACCTTTCTGGTCCACGCGCATCGGCCCGTGGTTACTCGTATGGTTCGCCATCTGGCTCGACTCACTTGAGAAGTACTTTTGTTACTGCTTCTAGCATCTCGTTAGCAATGACTGACAGAGACAAAAAGAACATCCAATACGATCCAGATCTTCTGGCTCTTGGTGCTGATTCTCTTTCGTTCGCAAACGCTACACATGCTTATGCGATTATTCGTGTTTCTGCATCGTTATTGGATCAACTTGATCTTAACAACCTTTCTGCAATCACATCGTCTGCAGCTGCCCTTAAAGGCTTCTCTGCTATTGGTACTGTAGGTGACGATGCTGTTTGTACTAAGGGAGCACAAATGGTTCGTCGCTTGACGCGCCCACTTCCGTTGAGTGGTGATGCCGATCTTGGTTCTCAAGACCGTCACGGCAACATGGTGCTGCTTACTATCGTTGGTCAAACCGGTTCGACGGGTGCTGATGAAGTTCGTGCCGCAGGTGTTGAGTACGGTGGAGTGGTTCCGCGATTTGACCATACTGCTTCTGCTGCGCATGGTCTTAGCCTTGAGTTCCCACAAACTGATGACTTTGCTAATGGCGACAATGCTATTGGTTCTATCCAAGGTCAAACTGTTTGGGGTCTTGAAGGTCAGCCGGGTATCCCCGAGATTGACATCAAGGTTGACAGTATCGCTGTTACCGCTCAAACTAAGAAGCTCAAGGCTAAGTGGACTCCGGAGTTAGGCCAAGACCTTAACGCCTACCACAACCTTGACGCTGAGGTCGAGTTGACCAGCATCCTTTCGGAGCAAATCGCTCTCGAAATTGATCGTGAGATTGTTGCTGATCTTGTCAACGGTGCTACTGCTGCTACCTACTACTGGTCGCGCTCCCCCGGTCTTTTCGTAGATAAGACTAGCGGAGTCGAGCTTGGTGCATCTGCAGCTGCTCCTGACTTCACCGGTACTGTATCCGAGTGGTATGAGACTCTTGTTGAGACAATCAACGATGTGTCTGCGCAAATTCATCGCAAGACTCTTCGTGGTGGTGCTAACTTCATCGTCTGTGGACCTGAAGTTGCCAACATCCTTGAGTTCACCGCTGGATTCCGTGCTAGCGTAACCGCTGATGCAGAGACTGGTTCAATCGGTGCTGTAAATGTTGGCTCACTGAGCAAGAAGTTCGATGTTATCGTCGATCCATACTTCCTGCGTAACGTGATCCTCGTTGGTCGTCGCGGATCCTCTTTCCTTGAGAGCGGATATGTGTACGCACCATACGTGCCACTGCAAACCACTCCTACGATCTTCGGACCAGAAGACTTCGTACCACGTAAGGGTGTCATGACCCGTTACGCGAAGAAGATGGTTCGTCCAGATATGTACGGACTCGTGATTTGTCGCGGACTGTTGGGTGAATCTGGCGGTACTTGATATATAAGCTTTTAGCATATATTTGGTAAAAAACCAAGATAAACACAACACAGAAAGCCCTCACCTTGAAAAAGGTGGGGGCCTTCTTTTATGCTTGAACTAATTAATGGCGAGGCTATAAAGTCTCAACCATATGTTTTTGACATGATTATAAATGGAGGGTTTTAAACATGGGAAGTAAAAGAGTTGGTCTCGCGAGAATCGAGGCCCTATTGGAAAATTTAAAAAGAGAAATCAAACTTGGCGCCGGATCGAGCTGGGTAACAGATAAATTGATTCTGTCTGAATCTGGTACTTCAGTCTTAAGTGAGACTGTTTCTACCGGAACATCTGGCACAATTGCTGTCACTAAAAATGTAAATAACAGCATTGAAATTTCACAGCCCGCGGGAACTTATATAAAAGAATTAGTATGTATTCCGGCCGGTAACATTGTTACTGCTGGCAGTTCAGGTGATGATTTTGATGTTAGTATCGGTACGTCCGAACACGGAGAGCAAATTTTGGCTCTTAAAGCACTTTTGGATGACGGTGGCTCTGCTGTTACTTGGGCAGCCAACACACCACTTCAACTTATTGCAAACGGCAAAGGTAAAGGGTCAAATCACTTTGCCACTATTCCGGGTGGTCCAGCTACAAATGAAGCATTAGATCTTGCCGCTACCACTTATAGTGGGAGTGCTAGAACGTTATACTTAAACTTTAAAGCTCCTAACAGTGGAAGCAACTTAGCTACTGCTGCTACGACAATTAAAGTAATTGCTGTATTCCACACAATCTAAACTAAAATATTTATACATATTTTACCCCTTCTTTTTGAGGGGGTTTTTCTTTTTCAAAATAGAGATCTGCTAAAAAATTTCGGAGCCAATTTTTCCAGATTTTCGTTTTGTTAATTTAAAACTATTTAGTATTACAGGTTTAACAGAGAGGATATATCATGAACCCACGTAGAAGATTAGCTTTAAAACTTAAAGCAAGAGCAGCCCGAACACAGGCAGTTAATGAGGCAGACACGCCCACCACTGAAAAAACAGTTTTAAAAGCTGAAGAGGTGATTACTGAAACTTTAAAATCAGAAACTGCCGAAACATCAGTCCAAGCAGCACCTGAAACCCCAAAAGTTACCAAAAAATCAAAAACTACCCCAACTCCAACTTTGAAAGCAAAAACAACCAAAAAAACGACTGTTAAAAAGACAACTAAGCCGCAAAAGACCACAAAAACTAAGACAACTAAGAAGACTTCGTAAATATCTTATATAAGTGACTGTCTTTGGCTGTGTTCAACTATTTAGTTAATAGGAGGGTCTGTGTGTGCCTACAAATTTAAGTCCAAAATCACAAACAAGTGCGATTATCCTTACATCGACTGGTTCTGCAGAAGAAGTTGTATCAGCCGTACCATTTGGCATGTACACAGGCTCGGCAGCATTTCGCAGTGGCGCGTCTGATCAAGTAGCTTACGTATATAAAAAGCTCGGCGGCGACGTTGTTGATATTGAATTGACCCCGGCTAATGTTTATGCGGCATATGAAGAAGCAGTGCTTGAATATTCGTATATATTTAATCTTCACCAAGGTAAAAATGTTATTTCAGATGCCTTGGGTGATGTGACTGGCACATTTAATCACTTAGGCCAACGCACTTCAGGGCCTGCCAGCGCGAGTTTGAGATTCCCTCGAATTGAGGCTAATTACACTAATAAAATTGCCGATGGTATGGCCACAATGGCTGGTGTTGGTGGGACCACTACAATTTATTCAGGCTCGTTTACAACCACTAAGAATCAACAAGATTATGATTTGCAAAAAATTATTTCAGACTCATCAGCGTCTGGACTAAACGACAACGGTGATGCCGTTGATTATTCAGGAAAAGTCACAGACAAAAGAATTATTATAGATAAAGTATATTATCGTTCGCCAATAGCAATGTGGCGATTTTACGGCTACTACGGGGGCGTAGGTGTTGTGGGCAACTACCAGACTTATGGACAATACGCAGATGATACTACATTTGAAATTGTTCCAACATGGCAAAACAAACTTCAAGCTATTATGTATGAAGATTCTTTGTACACAAGAGTTTCACACTATTCATATGAATTAATAAACAATAAATTAAGACTATATCCTGCTCCAAGGGGAGAAGACAATTTTGCTGGCTACTTGGACAGAATTTGGTTTAAATTTAGAATAAAATCTAGTATTTTTGAAGAAGAAGGTGATACAGATACGGGTATTGAAGGAATCAACAACCTTAACACACTTCCATTTGACAATATTCCTTATGAAAATATCAATGCTATTGGTAAGCAGTGGATCAGGAAATATGCATTAGCTCTTTGCAAGGAAATGTTGGGCCAGATTAGAGGTAAATTTACAACAATTCCGATTCCCGGTGAAAGCGTGACTCTAAACCATTCTGAGTTGTTATCTCAAGCAAAAGAAGAACAACAACAGTTAAAAGATAAGCTAATGGAAATTCTTAAAGAAGTTGAGTACCCAGAATTAGCCAAAAAAGATCAGGAGAAGGTCACTGCAGCAGAAGAAACCTTACGCCGTTCACCGCTGCCAATATTTGTAGGATAGGAGTGAATAAATGTCAGACGATAACAAATGGTCAAATCCTGATGCTCCGCCTCCACCGTTGTTTTTAGGTAAAAAAGAAAGAGATTTAGTAAAACAAGTAAACGATGAATTAATTGAAAAAGTCATCGGACAGCAAATATTATATTATTCTATTGATTTAAGAGCAACCAAGTTTCATGAATTATACGGCGAAGCCATAAAAAAGACATATTTGCCACCTGTAAGGGTTTATGCTCTTGTGGAATTTACAGACTACTCCACTGAATATATGGAAAATGCCGGAATTGATAAATCATGGGAAATTATGGTACATTTTCATAAAAGACGCCTTGAAGAAGATCAAGATCTCTATGTAAGAGAAGGAGACTTTGTTTTGTACGGTGATTATTATTATGAAATTGTAATGTTGTCTGAACCAACACTGTTGTTTGGTCAGGCTAACCGTGAGTTTGAAATCGCTGCACGTTGTCGCCGCGCAAGAAAGGGTTTATTTGATGCTTCCTGATAATTTTGACTTTGCACAGATTCCAATGAATTCAGAATTAACTTTAAAAGAGGTAGGGATGCTTGCATCTGATATTGAAAATATAGATTACTCTTTAATGTCTTGGATGAAAAAAGATTTAGATTTAAAAGCTAGTACAAATGAAGGATTTGTAAATGTACCTGTATTATGGCAAACTCCAGAACGTTCCTTTCAGATTAAAAATGAAAAAGAATTAAGAGATGATGCAGGTGCCCTTAAATTACCTCTGATAAGCGTTGAAAGGACTAACATCACTAAAGATCCAGAAAGAAAAGGCTCATATCAAGCACACTTATATTCAACGGACTATAATGGTCGTGTGGGCCGCATGATTTTAGCTAAAAAAATCAAGCAAGACAAAACGCGCAATTTTGCTGTTGTTGAAGCCACTAGAAATGACACTACTGGCGTAAATCAAAAGTTTTTTCCAAGAACAAACAAAAAAATTGTTATTCAAACTTTATCAATACCAATTCCTGTTTATGTTAATGTTGAATATAAAATTGTAATCAAATGTGAATACCAACAACAAATGAATGAAATGATGGCGCCATTTATTACAAGAACAGGCCAAATCAATTCATTTACGATGAAAAGAAATGGACACTCTTATGAAGCCTTTATTGATCAAAGTTTCACACATAACAATAATGTATCAAACTTGAATGAAGAAATGAGAATGTTTTCTTCCGAAATCAATATAAGAGTTTTAGGGTATCTTATGGGCGAAGGAGAAAACGACGACAGGCCTATTGTGCGTGTTGATGAGAATATTGTTGAGGTTTCTTTTCCTCGTGAGCATACCCCGTTACCCGGCGCCGAAGACTTTTTTGGCTCATAAAACACTTCCTGAAGTGTGTTTGAGATTAAAAATACTATTTATTTTTGATTGCGTAAGCATTTAGAACGTTATATCATTAAGAGGGACGTAGAATGTCAGTTAAAAGTTTTAAGTTTGTATCCCCCGGCGTCTTTATCAATGAGATTGATAACTCATTTATTCCAAGACAGCCAGATGCGATTGGTCCAGTAATTATTGGTAGATCAGCCCGAGGTCTTGCATTGCAGCCGACTAAGGTTGAATCCTACTCTGAATTCGTGACTCAATTCGGAGATACGGTTGCCGGTGCAGGCGGCGGAGATGTCTATAGAGACGGTAATTACCAGTCTCCAATGTATGGTACATACGCCGCAAAAGCGTTTCTGGATGCAAAAATTGCACCTGTTACATTTATCAGGCTATTAGGGCACCAAACAACCGCCGGTAGTGCGGCTGGTGGTGCTGCAGCTTGTGGTTGGAATCTAAGTGGTAGTGCCACAACTGATCCAAACACAAATGGTGGCGCATATGGTTTATTTATTGCTGCATCTGGTGCTTCTGGTGATCAGAGAAACATGGGTAATCTGTATCAGGCAGCTACCTTTTACTTAAATTCTGGTAAGATGTTCTTAAGCGGCGCAGTGGTCTCGGGTTCAGGCGAATCGACTGCTGTCTCCAACACGGCTATGGGTACTCACACAGTTATTGAGTGTGGGGGTGATGGTATATTTACAATGGTGATTTCATCAAGCGCTGAAGGCAAGTCGGATGGCGTGTCAAAGCTGGAAACCATCAAATTTACTTTAGATCCAAATAGCGATGATCACTTACGTAAAAAATTCAACACTAACCCGCAATTAGCTAGTGCAAATGTTACAAGTTTTTATCCCGCTGCAACCCGCAAAACTTATTGGCTTGGGGAGTCATTTGACCAAGCAATAAGGGCTCAGGGTCTTCATGCAACAGGTAAAAAGCGTGCTATTTTAATCCCAATTGGAAGAAACACGACTGCTCAAAACCCTAGCTACATGAAAGGCCAAGCATCGAATGAGGGCCGCGCTGGATGGTTTATTGGTCAGGACACAGGTGAGTCCGGTGTTTATGAGCCTGAAAACATGCAAAAACTTTTCCGTTTAATTGGTAGAGGACATGGCGAATGGCTTCACAAAAACTGCAAAGTCTCTATTGAGAAAATAAGACAATCAACAACTCCTAGCACGAATCCATACGGTTCCTTTTCAGTTGTAATTCGTGATCTTTACGACACTGACGCAAACGTGACTGTTTTAGAAAGATTTGACCGCTGTAATTTAGATCCTGCATCTCCAAATTATATTGCTCGCAAGATTGGAAATCAATATGCGGAATGGAATGATGCGGAAAAAAGACTTAGAGTTTATGGCGAATATCCAAATCAATCAAAGTATGTTTATGTTGATATGAACGAGGATGTTGAAAATGGTTCTACTGGATATCCTGAACTGCTGCCATTTGGTTATTTTGGTCCACCTAAGCCAAGAGATATGATAAGCGTAACAGGTTCAGGGCCCATGACTGGCGAAGATTGGTTTACACCCGGTCAACAAACTGTTTTAGCTCCACAAGGCACAGGTAGTAATAAAGCCGGCATTTTTAAAGAGCAAGCATTTACTGCATTCTTGTCCGGTAATATTGGCTCTAATAATGGACCGCCGGCCGCGCTAGCTAACGGCGAGTTGACAGGTTCGTTTATTTTCCCGTCTTCGTCGCTTAGAATTTCGGCATCAGATGGAGGGCTTAGAAATCCAAAACGTGCCTACTTCGGCTTTAGCTCTAACCAGAGCCCTAGCAAAAATGTCGCTGATAGAAGTGTCGCTGATTTCCATAGACTACCGTTCGCGGGCTATTTTGGTGATCCGACTACTGAGCTTCATATTAAAAATGGAGTCGAAGGTTGGTCTTATGTCTTCTCACTTGATGACATTAACGCAAATTACGCGTACCAGTCAGGTTCAAGAAAAATTGGAGAATCAAAAACTTCAGGCTCCTATACTGATATTTTAAATGCCGGCTACAATAAGTTTACGGCACCGTTCTGGGGTGGTTTCGACGGATTTGATATTTTCCACCCTGATCCACTTTATAATGGAGCACTGTCTACATTGTCAACTGAAGACAATAGCTATGTGTACGCCACATGGCGCCGAGCGATTGACACAGTTTCTGATCCTGAACAACTTGATATGAATCTTTTGGTAGCCCCCGGTTTGACTAACGACAGTCTTACTGAGCGTATGGTTGACGTGTGCCAAGAACGCGCTGATTGCTTGGCTCTAATTGATCTACCAGATGTATATATTCCTCCACATGAGCAATACTACTCTGATAAAAAGAGCAGAATTGGCACCACCCCACGCGGTGCTGCGCGTCAACTCCGCGACAGAAGGATTGATTCATCATATGGAGCAACGTTCTATCCTTGGGTACAAACAAGGGATGAAAACACAGGACAATTAGTATGGATCCCACCATCTGTGGCTGTACTTGGTGTTCTCGCTAGCTCAGAAGCTAAAACTGATGTATGGTTTGCACCAGCCGGCTTCAACCGCGGCGGTATTGGCCAAGGTGCTGCTGGAATTCCAATAAGCAAAGTAAGTCAAAAATTGACTTCCAAAGATAGAGATGTTTTATATGAATATAACATTAACCCAATTGCATCATTCCCAAGTTCTGGAATTGTGCTCTTTGGCCAAAAAACGCTTCAAGAAAGACAGTCTGCATTAGATAGAATTAATGTTAGAAGACTAGTGATTTACTTGAAAAAACAAATTTCTATTTTGTCAACTCAAGTTCTTTTTGAGCAAAATGTTCAAGCAACTTGGAATCGTTTTAAGGGATTAGTTGAACCATTCCTGTCAAATGTAAAGACTAGATTCGGTATTACAGACTACCGTTTAATTCTCGACGAAACGACAACTACCCCTGACTTGATTGACCAAAATATCATGTACGCAAAAATTATGATTAAGCCGGCTAGAGCCATTGAGTTTGTTGCCATCGATTTCGTAATTCTCAACACTGGTGCTTCATTCGATGATTGATGATTCACTAGTATTTTTAAGACACTATTTAAAATATAAAAGGATAAACCCAAAATGTCAGTAAAAAGCTTCAAATTTGTATCCCCCGGAGTTTTCATCAACGAGATTGATAACTCGTTCATACCTAGAAGACCAGAGGCAATAGGGCCTGTAGTTATTGGCCGCGCTCGTAGAGGTCTTGCTATGACACCAGTAACATTAGAATCATATTCTGACTTTGTTACTGAGTTTGGCGAAACAGTTGCTGGTGCTGGTGGCGGTGACATTTATCGCGATGGTAATTACCAATCACCAATGTATGGCACATACGCTGCAAAAGCATTCTTGCGTTCTAATGTTGCGCCGGTCACATTTGTTAGACTATTGGGACACCAAACAAATACTGGTAAATCAGTTGGTGGTGACGCCGCGGCCGGCTGGAAAACTTCAAACCAGCCAAATGCTTCTGTTGGTTCAAATGGTGGTGCGTTTGGTCTTTGGATTTTTCATTCTGGAGCTACCAGTGATATAGGAACTGGAAGATTGGCTGCTGTTTGGTACTTAAATAAAGGAAAAATGTTTTTAAGTGGAAATATTGCTTGTGTAGACGGTGCTCCATCAACAGATCGAGGTGCCAAAGGAAATCATACTGTTATTGAGTCTGATGCTCAAGGCCATTTCAATCTTTTCATATCAGGCACCATGCCAGAAGAGGCTATATCTTTTGGATTTGATGACACACAAGAATCGTTCTTGCGCAAAAGATTTAACACTAATCCACAGGTTGCATCAGACTCAACATCGTTATTCTTCCCTGCCTCTGCTAGAAAAGATTATTGGCTTGGTGAGTCTTTTGAGCAGGCCTTGAGAAGAGACGGATTTACTTCAACAACAAATCTTTTTGGTGTTCTAGTACCATTAGGTGGCCACTCAGCAGCCGGCGGCCAAGATACTGATCTTGACCCTAGTAATATGAAAGCTCAAGAAGCAAGAGAGGGTGTGGCCGGCTGGTTCATTGGACAAGATTTAGGAGACGCAGGTTCTTACGAGCCTCAAAATGCACAAAAATTATTCCGGCTTCGAGGCCGCGGCCATGGTGAGTGGCTTCACAAAAACTGTAAAGTTTCAATTGAAAAAGTAAGGCAGTCTACAACTACTAGCAGCCCTTATGGTTCATTCTCAGTTGTTATAAGAGACATAAAAGACACAGACAGCAGGGTCGTGGTCCTAGAGCGTTTTGATAATTGCAATCTGGACCCGAGATCTCCAAACTACGTTGGCCGTAAAATCGGTACCGAGTATGTAGAGTTTGATAAAACAGAAAAGCGATTAAAAACTTACGGCGATTATCCTAATCAATCTAAATACGTATATGTTGAAATGAATGATGACGTTGAAGCTGGCGCAACAGATTCGACGCTCATACCTTTTGGTTACTATGGTCCTCCAAAGCCCGCTGATTTCACTGTTTCAGGATCCAGCCTTGGCTCTATTCATGTGGCTGTAGCTCAAGAAAGGTTTGTCTTAGATGGAAGGTATATTGTTGCTGGCGACAAAAACGATGTAGCTCAAGGT